GTGAAACTATTTTTATTCTAATGAAGTTAGAAAAAGTTTTACCTATTGATGACCAAGTAAATCCGTATATGCTACTTACAAATAATCACAATGGAAATGGTGCATTAAAAGTTTTAATGACACCTGTTCGTGTTGTTTGTTCAAACACTTTAAGAATGGCGTTGTCAGACAGAACAGCTAACACCTATTCTGTAAGACACACTTCATCAATTATGGGAAAGATTGATGAGGGTAGGCAATTCTTAGGAATAGCAAATCGTTTTTACGATTCGTTTTCCGATGAAGTTAACAAACTAATTGATAAAGAAGTCAATAATGACTTGTTTAAAAAAGTTATGGATAATGTTAACCCATACCCTAACTTACCAACTGATGAAAATTCAGATGAGGAAGTTAAAAGACACATTCGAGAAGTAAAAAGCCACGAGTATATCAAAGAAACTGTTAACAGTAACTTTGAACACGAAGCTAAAAATGGTTTCGGCTATACAGGTTGGACTTTACTAAACGCTTGGAACTCATACGAGCTATGGGAGAAAAAGCGTAGAGGTGTTAATTCAAATAAAAAACTATTGCAGAAACAAGCTAATGAATTAATTTCTAGGAATAGTGAAATCACAGACAAAGTAAAGGAAGTGATACTTAATGGATAAGCCTGAAATATTAGGCGTAGCAGAAATTGGAAAAATGGTAGGGCATGACCGCTCTACCATTATCCAATGGAAACATAAAGGCAAGTTACCCGAGCCTGATTATGTAATTTCTAAAACGCCTATCTGGTTAAAAGATACAATTGTTTCTTGGTTGTTGAAAAACGCTTGGGTAATGAAACAAGAAGCAGAAATTGTATGAGTGGAAAAATAGTTAATATGTTTAGAGGAGAATATATCCCAACACATATTAAAGATAAAACGCAATTGGTTGCTCATCTTTTGATGAAGCACAGATATGAAGAGCCAATTTCTAATGCAGAGTTTGCTCTTGATTGCAGAGTGCTTAGATTAAGCGGTATAATATTTAACCTTAGAAATAAAGGTTGGGATATTGCTACTGTTAAAGGAAAAGAGCAGGGTCATTTCGTATATTATTTACGAAGCCACCCTGACGATGTCCAAAAACAAGCTACGCTAAAGTTAGTTAGTAACAATGAATAGACTACAAAGGCGTAGAGCTAAATCTAAGAAGCGTGGCGGAACACAATTACACCATTCAACTATGGGTGGAAAGTTGAAAGCCGAGCAAGATGAAAAAAAACATAACAAAAATATATATAAAGGAGAGTGATAACTATGGCATTTGAAGATAAAGATGAACTTATTGTAAGTCAAGTTGTTTTCAAAGGTGGCTGCGATTTAATCGCAGTAGGTATCTTAGAGCTCGATGAATTAAAGAGCTTCAAAGATAAATGGGTTAAGGAACTTATGACGCACAAGAATACAAGTGTTGCTTCTGAGTTTCCAAAACAAATATACCCACCAAGTAATAACCAAAATCGTGGTGGTAGCCCAACAGATAAACAAGTTAATTTTATTAAGAAATTAATAAAAGAAGCTCCAAAATCTGTTAGCGACCCAGCACAAGCCAAGTTAGATTCAGGATTGTCAGGCAAAGAAGCGTCTGCTCTAATTGAAACATTATTAGAAGCTAAGCAAAACGCTGAGCCAAAAGCCAAAACAAATACTGATGAAAACGAAGCGCCATTTTAAATGGACTATATACAAGCCGACTCTTATTACAGCATTGTTCCTGAATGGGTATTAGACTTACACATTCCTGCACAGGCTATTCGGTTGTATGCAGTATTATGTCGGTATGCAGACAAAGATAGCGGAGAATGTTTTCCGTCTATCAAAACATTAGCTGGGAGAATGCATACATCTTCCAGCACAGTAAAGAGAGCTTTAGCTGATTTGAGAAATGCGGGTGCGATTACTTCTGTGCCAAGATACGACAAAACCACAGGAGAACAGACTTCAAACTTATACACAGTTTTAAGGGAGAAGCCTAAGACCATATACGAACACCCCCAGCTCACAGATGAGCCGAAGCCCAGCTCAGACAAGAACTACAAACCAAAGTCAGATAACCAAAGAATTAATGCAACATTATTTGTTGCACTAACTGAAGCTATCGGCAGAACACCAGCAACCCAAACTGAGAGAGCAGGTTGGAATAAGTGCGTTAAGGAATTGAGAGAAGCCAACGCTACTGCTGAACAAATTAAAGAAAGAGCTGAAACATACAAGAAAACTTGGCGTAATATGTCGTTAACGCCATTTGCACTAATTAAACATTGGTCTTTTCTTGAGCAGGTAATTGAAGAAAACAAAGAGCCAACGCCATACGATTGTAAAAAGTCTGGGCATAAGTTTTTTGACAATGGAATTTTTGGTAAGAAAAACCAAGAATATCATTTATTAACTTGCCGAGTTTGTTTGTTTGAAAAGCATGACAAATTGACTAAAATAAATAATTAGTATTGGGGAATATAAAGCTAGGAATAAAGTCGGAGGAGAGCTCCGAATGGGTTTTGTTTAATACCTCCTTTCGCTCAGGCAACTGAGAATTGGGTTACCCTGTTGAACACCTAGCTAATCCCCGAACTCGTAACCGAAATTTTTTAAAACCTCAACACAAACATTTTCAATATCATCTAATTCAAAACTCACAATGCCCTTAGTAGAATTGTCAGGCATACTAACTTGTATAAATGGTTTACCCATACCACCAAATGCCCTATGTGATATATCAGATTGCGTTTTACATTTATAAAAAAAAGTAGAAATTGGATTAACTTGTTTACCAGCTTTAACTTCTACCCTTAATCCTGTTGCCCAATTTTCCTCGTGAGCGTCTGCTCCGTGAAACCTATTATCCTTAATGCCTAATTTTTTTCTAGCTATATTTTGTTTGCGCCTACCTTTAGAACGATTGCGCCTATTAATACAAGTCCTACATTTACATTTAGTTTTTATTTCATTTGAGTTTTTACATTTACCTGCCATATTCTTATTGGAATTTGGTTGTCCCATTCCAGACCAGCCTGCGTGTTTTCTTTGTTTCCACTCTGCAAATGTTTCGTTCTCTGCGTCCCAGCTATTTTGTAATTCTGGACTCTGCATATTTAATCCTTTTTTTGTATTCTTCTTCTGCGCTGTCGCAATTTTCCATTCTTGTTCTGTAATAACTTACAATACTAATTCTCTCTGCGTCATCACTATTTTCAAATATCTCTGTATTTCCATGCCATTGGTGAGCGTCAAAAATTAACAAATCCCTATGTCCCATTTCAAAAGCTATTCTGTATTCAGGCAACACTAAAAAACCACCCTCACAATCTCCTCTTTTAATACAAGCTAAAGTAGAAATGCCCTCATCTAAATCTCCTTTGTCTGTATGAACACCTGTTGCGTATGTATTGTTTACAGTTATTGTTGTGAATGGTGTATTAGGAATTACCCAATCCTTATCTGTTCTATTAACAAATTCCATTTGAGCGTTGTATCTTTCAGGTGCATACTCTTTCATTTTCTCTCCTATGAATACAAACAAAGGAAATAAACTCTCATACTTATCAAATTCTTTTCCACTAAAAGCTGTCAACCTACAATATTGTTTACCGCCAACAGCGTCAAAGCTACCTATTATTGCACTAGCAACTGACCTTGCTGTTTCACTTCTCTTTCCGTAACCTCTTTCAATTCTTGGTGTTCCACTTGCGTTTCCCCTATTGTTTGTTTCGTATTTTTTTAATTCGTGCAAAACATCATAAGATTCATCTGCTAACTTTTCAGGGATAACTTCTTTTAAATATATTGCACCAACTTTTCCATTAGGAAACCTAACTGTTGTATCTTTAGTAACTAAAATATTGTAATCATTTGGCGTAAGCATTTTACCTATTTTAGTTTTCAATTCTTCTTTGCTTATTTGTGTTCTTAATCTTATGTCAATCATATTATCCTGCTATTGTCAACAAACATTTATTACAACACATATAATCTTTACTTGTAAATGGAAAAATATGTTTATCTTCACAAATAAAGCATATAAATTTTCTTATTTCTTTTGGGGTAAACCTATATTTAAAAATTAAATTCTTTAAATAAAACAACAAATTAAAAATCATACATCTCCTTTATTACAATCGTAGCAAAGACCTGAGTCAGCGTCTATCATTTCCTCTAACCCACAGGCATTACACTTAACTTTGACCTCCAATATCTCTCCAACCATTTTCATCTAGTATTTTGTCATACGCAGTTGCTTTCCAATGAACAACAATCGTATCAACTACTTCCCTGTATTCATCTTGTGTGTATTTTCCTATGTCTATTTCTTTTATTATTTCTATTAA